TAGGAACATTTAAAGCAAAAAAAGAAGTTGAAACAGATTTTAAACGATTGGGAGTAAAAAGAGAACCTACTGTACTAGAAACTATGCAACAACAATTTTTGCCTAAAGGTTCTATTAAGCGTTATAAAGGTTTCAACGATCCTGCATGACGGAATCTGCTGAAAAAGCAATTGAGATTGCTGAACAAATTACTGAATTATATGAGACTAATCGGTTAATTGACTATAAGCCTTACGAGTATCAGGTACGCTTCCACAGCGCAAAAGACATGGGAGGTAAGTTAGCTAGGCAACGCCTTTTAATGGCGGCTAACAAAACAGGTAAGACCTTCTGTGGCGCAATTGAGATGGCATATCATTTAACTGGTAGGTATCCTACTTGGTGGAATGGTGCTACATTTAATAGACCAATTACCGCATGGGCGGCAGGTAACACTACAGGTAATACTAGAGACATAGTTCAAACAGAATTATTAGGTGAAGCCGGGGATGAAGAAGAGTTTGGTAAAGGAGCAATACCAAAACAATATATAGTCGGCACACCACAGCGTTTACCGGGAGTTCCGAATGCTTATCAATCCTTATCGGTGAGGCACGTCTCCGGCAGAAATTCAAAGCTCATCTTTAAATCCTATGAGCAGGGTAAAATGCAATGGATGGGTAAAGCAGTAGATGTTACGTGGCTTGACGAAGAACCGCCACAAGATATATACTCACAGACACTACGAGCCGCATTAAAAAGCGGAGGTATTGTCTATATGACATTTACTCCTGAATCTGGAATGACTGAAGTTGTGACTCAGTTTATGACAAAACTTGGACAGTCACAAGCACTCTATCATGCAACATGGGATGATGCTACCCATTTAGATGAAGATGTAAAGGCAGAGATATTAGCCGCACTTCCTCCGCATGAAAGAGACATGAGGTCAAAAGGCATACCAGTTCTAGGTTCAGGTATGGTCTTTACAGTAAATGAAGATGATTTAAAAGTAGAACCATTTGCTCTACCTGAATATTGGCCTAGAATTTGTGGTTTAGATTTTGGTTGGGATCATCCTACTGCCGCAGTCTGGTTAGCATGGGATCGTGATACAGATATAGTTTATGTGTATGATTGTTATAGAAAGTCTACTGAAACACCAGTTGTACATTCTGCCGCAATTAGAGAAAGAGGTGATTGGGTTCCTGTAGTATGGCCTCACGATGGTTCGCAACATGATAAAGGGTCAGGCAAACCTTTAGCAGAGTTATATAGAAAACAAGGCTTGAACATGATACACAAGCATTTTTCTAACTCGGATGGAAGTATTTCTGTAGAACCGGGAATTATGGATATGCTTCAAAGAATGCAAACTGGTAGGTTTAAAGTATTTAATTATCTTCATCCTTGGTTTGAAGAATTAAGGATGTATCATAGAAAAGATGGTAAGATAGTTAAAATACATGATGATTTAATGAGTGCAACTAGATATGCATCTCAATCATTACAGTTTGCTTCTGTTGGTAAAAAGAAGAATAGACCTAGGCGAGCAATTAGTACGTATGATTATTTTGCTCCTAGTGAAAATATGATGGCATGAGTATAAAAAATTATGAGACACGTCTAGTTACCATAGATTCTATTGATAGTGTTTGGTTTGGAGTAAAATACCTTATTGCAAAAACAAGCGATGAGATTATGGATGAAAACGACATATATCAGTATCTTATATCTGGCGAATATAGACTTTTTATTGTAGTTGAAAAAGATAGTAAAGAATTTATAACAGCATATACAACATGTATATCATTTTATCCACACCACAAAGTATGTCGGATAATTACTTTAGGTGGAAGCAAATTATCTGAATGGTATAAAGATTCTATTGCATTTGTAGAAGATTATGCTAAAAGAGAAGAGTGCGATTATATGGAAGTATTTGGTAGGAGGGGTTGGGTAAAAATTATGAAGGGCTATAAAGAAGAGTGTGTTATATTACGTAAACAATTAATTAATAAAGGTTAATATGAGTAATGCAGGTTCAACAATAAATTCTGGCATTAATAAAACTTTTAAAGCAGTAGATTCTACTGTTAAAACTTTTACAGAAGGGCCGGGTGGTGAATTAAAAGGAATGACTGATACTGTTCAAGATTGGGGTATGAAATCATCTCATGCTTTGTTTGGTACTGATAACAAATGGGATGATGATCAAGCTGATGCGGCTCCACCACCTACTTATGAAGGTGGAGAAGATAATACTCAATCAGAACTTGAAGCACAAAGAGAAGCACAACGTCAATTACGTGGCAGAGGTGCGGCTAATCAAACACAAGGGCAATCATCAACTATTTTAACTGGCCCATAACAAATAATAAAGGAGTTTTATGTTGCCAAAAATGAGTATAATTACTGCTGGCCCTACAGGAGCATCTAATACTGGCGTACCACCAAGGCCAAGACAATTTGACGAAAGTCAGCCAGACTATGAAACTCCAGAAGAATATGAGGCTTTAGGTTTGACTGGTGGTGAAAACGTAGCAAATAACCAAATTCAAGCCAACTTTGAAGCACAAGGAGGTTTTGGTAATGAAGATAATGAAGATTCATCTTATGAAGGTAAAAATAGGAAACTTCAAGGGGGAGCAAATAGAGCAAGATTAGCGGCAAATTTAAGTCGAGGTCAATCAGCATCTACACTTTTAACTGGATAAAAATATGCCGTATGGCGAAGCAAATGCTCTTGGAGTATTACTAGACAGACATCACGATAAATTAAAAAATAATCGTCATAATTGGGAACGTCAATGGCAAGATATTGCAGAATATGTTTTGCCCCATCGTGCAGATTTTACAACTGTTCAGTCTAAAGGTAATGAGCGTTTAGAAATGGCGTTTGAAGGTACTGCAATGCGGTTATTAAAACGCTTTGCCTCAAATATCCATAATGTTTTTACACCAATGGGTGCAGAATGGTTTAAATTAACTACAGGTATTAGTAATTTAGATAAACAAAGAAATGTTGCACTCTGGTTAGAAGAAGCATCTAAAATTGTAAAATATCATGTATCACGACCAATCAGTAACTTCCAAAGCTCAGTATTCCAATATTATCTGGAAGCAGGGTCTTTTGGTACTGGGATTATTTTTGTTGAGGACGTTCCCGGCTTTGGCCCTCGTTATCGCAATTTTCCTCTTTCGGATTGTATACTTGGTTCTGGAAGTGAAATGGAGATTGATACAGTATTTAGGAACTATAAGCAAACTGCAAAAGACTTAATTTCTAGATTTAATCCAGAATATCTACCTGAAGAAGTTTTAAAAAAAGCTAATTCAGAAAAATTACTAGATGAATATGATGTGGTACATGCCGTTTTTCCAGCATGGACTGCAAAAGAAGTTTTACCTGAAGGATTTAAAAAAATATATGCATCAGTACATTATCTAAAAGATAAAAAAACTGTTTTGTCATTAGGAGGATATGACGAAATGCCTTATATCTGTGCCAGATGGGAACGCTCTGATAGAGAAATATATGGAAGAGGGCCAACTTGGGAGATAATGCCTGACATAAGACTTATTACTGAAGTAGATAAAACCTACTTAAAAGCAGTTCAAAAGGCCGTGTCTCCTCCAATGTTTGTACCAGATTCAGGGTTACTTGATCCATTAGATACAACACCAGATGCAATTAATTACTATACAGTAGGATTAGGTGGCAAAGACACTATATTTGAAGCACCAACTAATGCACGACCTGATTATGCAGAAAGACTTTCAGCAAAATGTACTTCGGCAATTAGGGAAGGATATTTTCTAGACTTACTTGAACTTCCCGGCCCTGTAGCACCTGATGGTGATGTAATGCGGTTTAGTGCAACAGAAGTATCTGTACGTATGAGACAACGTATGCCTGTACTTGGTCCAATACTAGCTCGTCAAGAAGCAGAATTTCTTGATCCACTTATTAGAAGGACAGTTAATATATTGATGAGAAGTTTTGCAATGCCAGAAATGCCTCCTGAAATGGAGAATAATTTTAAGATTGAATACTTAAATCCTGTGTCAATATCATTACGATCTGGTGAAATAAATTCTATGAATCAATTGTTTGAAATGATTATGCCTTTAGCACAAATTGATCAAACAATACCTATGTATTTTAATACTCAACAAATACTAAAAAATACTGCTGAAGTTTTACAAATACCTATATCTAACTTGCGATCTGAAGAAGAAGTTCAGGCAATGATTCAAGCACAACAAAAAGAAAAAGAAGCACAACAAATGCTTCAAGTTGCAGAATCAACAGCAAATGTTACTGAAAAACAAGCTAAAGCACAGGCATTAAATGCACAAGCAGAATAATGGAAAATAAATCATAAATGAATCGCTGGAATAATGAAAAACAAAAAAGGAGTAACTTTAAAGAGGTCTTTGGTACAGAGCAAGGTAAAGATGTATTAGCACTATTAGCTAATTCACATTTTGTTTACCGAACTACTCATTCTAATGACCCCTATACATCTGCATGGCAGGAAGGACAAAGAACTGTAGTAATGGAGATTATTAATCTTGTTGGTGCAGACTTGGAGTCTATAAGGAAAAGAATTGACATGCAGGAAATTGCTCGGATTCAACAACGAGCTTAACCTTTAATATAATTTATTATGAGTGAAGAAACAGTTGCCCCTGATGATTCAGGACAAGTTGCTGAAGAAACAAGTTCATTTGAGTTTAATGCTTCTGCAATGCCTGAAGGATTAAGAGATGAACCAAGTTTACAAACTTTTGACTCAGTAGACAAACTGGCAAAGTCCTACGTTAATGCAGTCAAAATGATAGGTGGTAAACCAGAAAATCTTATTTCACTTCCACAGGAAGGAGAAAATAGAGATTCAATCTGGAACCAAATGGGTAGACCAGAAGAACCAAATGGTTATAATTTTGAAGAATTTGGTGATGAAAATGGTGAGTTAGATGGTTTTCGTGAATTTGCTCATGATAGTGGTTTTACTCAACAACAAGCAGAAAATATTTTAGGCTTGTATAATAATATACAAGAAGAAGAAAATAGTGCTTCTGCACAACAAGTTGAAGATATGAAAACTCAAACTCAAATTGATCTTCAACGAGAGTGGGGAAGAAATTATGATGGCAAATTAGATTATGCCAAACGTGCTTTTGGGCAAATTGGCACACCAGAACTCAGCAAACTTATGGATGATTCCGGCATGGGTAATCACCCTGAAGTGATCCGTGCTTTTTCCAGAGTTGGTGAGATGCTAGGGGAAGATTCTCTAGTAATTGGTTCAGGACTTGGAGGCAATAATAAGTCTCCAAACGATGCTAAAAATGAAATTCAAAGTCTATATAGTGATAAAGAATTTTCTGAAGCATATAGGGATAATCGCAATCCTAATCATAAAAATGCGATGAATAAAATGGACAAACTTTTCAAACAGGCGTATCAAGGCCAAGGGAAAGTTCGTTAATACATCACACCTTCATTTATTGATGGTATGACCGAATAAAAGTAGTAAGTAAATTGACAACCTCCGGGCCTTTTGAAAACTATTTTGAGACCCTTTATGGACAATCTCTAGGTTAGAGTGGTATCTAATCGGAGTACGAATGGTTCGTATTCCTTGATTTTTTCATAAAGGGAAAATATGGCTAATTATCATGACATTGAAACGTCTTATGTGCATCGGTATTCTGCTGATGTACTACATTCGCTTCAACAAAAAACATCCCGGTTACGGAATTTTGTAACTAATAAACCAGATTGTTCTGGCGTAGCAGAATTTATCGATAAGATAGGTACTGCGGAAGCATTAGACAAAACTGCACGTTTTGCTGATTCTCCTGTCCAAGCAATCTCTCATAAACGCAGACGAGTATCTGCACAACCCAAAAATGCCGGATATTTTGTAGAAGGTTTTGATACACGACGTATGAATTACGATGTGTTTCAACCTTATGCAGAAGCTACATCTATGGCAATGGCTCGTAAGATGGATGCAACTATCGTTGATGCCGCTTTTGGTTCAGCATATGAATCAGATGGTGGAGCAATGGATGGTGCTACTGAG